TTCTAACCTTAAAGAGGTGCCCAGTTTGAGTGATAAAACGTTCCGTCACATTCAAGACTCCTACCGTGACGCTGCTAAGATCATCACAAGCGTGACAGGATCTTATCATTCAGCGGCACAAGTGCAAGCGATCACATGGGTCGCGTATCGTAGGATACACAAAAACCTAGTGTGAAGGAATGTTACGGGGGGCGCGGTTGCCCCCCCTCCCATGCTGTAGGATACCAAGGTCAACACGGGACACCCCCATGCGCTTCTACATCCTCCCCGACGCTCCCCAGTTCGATGTTGCTGATCAGGAGTGGTTCTACACTCAAGATGAGGCATACGATGCTGCCTACAATTGGAGCGAGGAACTTAACGGCGTTCCCGTTAAGGTTGGAACGTTCAATCTTGGCGGTCCTAGCTACACTGTGGCAGTTGTAACTGCAACGGTTTAATCTAAACGGGGGGATGAAATTTCCCCCCCCAATTCTTCACTCTCAAACCACAAATCATGGCAATTGGAATCACCATCCGCTTTCAATCTCCCTACAATGATTGTGAGTGGAGAGAGCAAACTTTCACCACGTTTGAAGAAGCGGATCGCATGGCAAAGTTCTACCGTTCCTGTGGATCTTATGCTGAAATTGTAACTGTTCGCGGTGAGCAAAAATGAAAACTTTTATGATCATTTTTGCGGTTATGTTTTTAATGTCTCCGTCAGTTAGAAACACTACCGCTAACACTTTGCACACCGCCGCTAACATCATTTCAGCACAATGACTCATCATCCTTCCCGCCTTCGTTTCAAACTTCCCGCTGAAAGAATCGCTGAACTTGTTGAAAAGAATTGCACCGTGCTAAGTGATGCTGAATGGATGCAATTTTTTGAGCAAGTTAACACTATTTCAGATTGTGACAAACCCGCCACCTGGCAGGTTACCTGGGCATCCTGACCCTTTATAATTTGATCACGCGGGACACACCCGCACCGCTTTTAGGATCATGCTCGCTTCCATCATCCGTGCTTCCGTCCGCTCCCACCTGATTCAGAACGGTCCCCAAACCTGCTCTGATCTTGTGCGGGCGATGGGTTTGGACCCTCGCCGCCATAAGGGCACCATTCACGCCCTTATGGTTGATCTTGAGACTGCAGGCGTTCTAGACGCAACCCGCAACGATGCCACAGGCAAGCGGGACGTGTGGTTCATCCGTACTAATCAGATTCGCAAGCGGGATCGCATCATCGCCGCCCTCTCTGGAGTGTGAACGATTGTTAACGGGGGCGCTCTAGGGTGCTCCCTACCCTGTAGGATACTTTCAAGCGGGACACACCCGCACAACCCCACGAGATCATGACTTTCGATCCTTTCGTTTGTGACCCTCAGGTTGAAGATCTGGTTTACATCCCCACCGATGAGGATTGGGCATCATTCTATGATGATGATCAGGAACTGGAAATGTACTCTCTAGAGTGTGCATTCGGTCCTGAAGAGTAAACTTAACGGGGGCAGAAATGCCCCCCCTTCGTTAACATTATCATCACCACAATGCGCTTCGCTACTCCTCAACAATTCGCCGCCATCTTCTACTTTGGCGTTGATACAAAGGCAGGCAAAGATGATGAGCAGTTCGGGTTAGCAATCGGCAGACTTTATGCTGGTTTGTATAATAATGTCCTGAGCATTGGTATACTTGACGCCAACGGTTGTCTGCCCTGATTAACACTTAGCGGGTGCTGAGTTCTTTATACTTAGCACCCCTATTCGTGCGTGGCGATTTGACAGTTATGCGGTATAACGGTATCGTGATGGCGGCGGGCGTGATGCCCCCCTTAGCTAAAATGCCTAACTACCCTAACCTACAGAGGTGACAATTCGCGTGTGTTATTTCATGTTCATAAAAAAAATTTCCCAGGAAAAAAAATGCCCCATAAGGTCGCTAAGGTCGCTAAGGTTTCCAAGTCTTTCCAATGTTTATTATAACCTCTATGGGACTACCATAACTCCCATAGATGAGGTATACTACATCTGGATATGCCTCCGAGAAACTGCCAAGATTTTATTTTTAAATGGTTATGAGAAAGTTTTTGAGATCATCTATGAACGCCTCTGTATATGGTTATAAGGGTCGTCCAAAACCTTATTGGAATTTTTGGCGTGTGATTCTTGCAGGTTGGGTTATCCGTTATCCGAAGGTGGTTTTCCTGCCTATTGGTTTTGCACTAGCAATGCTATATAATGTTGTTAGTAGTAGATGATACTAATATGGAAAAAATTTATCACATTTATGATAAGAAGAATCAGTGTGTATCTCCATGTTTATCTGAGGAAGAATTCAGAGTGAAGTGGAACCATCTCACTGGAGAAAAAGAAGGATATGAGTATGAGGAATTGGAACAAAACCCCGAAATTTCTCAGAATTCCTCCTATTGACAAACGCTAAATAGAACGATAAAATTGACATTGAAGGTTATTTCAACTTATGGCAAAAGGATTTACTGTTAAAGCCACTGCTCCAACGAAACCAGCAGAGGAGTGGGATTATGAAGCAATTAAAGAAAGAATGCGTGGTAAGTCGATTGTATTCTGCTTACCTGGTCGTGGGTGCTCTTATGCATTCCTAAAGAGTTTTGTACAATTATGCTTTGACATGGTACAAAATCAGATGAGTATTCAGATCTCCCAAGACTATTCATCCATGGTTAACTTTGCACGTTGTAAGTGTTTAGGTGCAAATGTTCTCCGTGGTCCTAATCAAGTACCTTGGGATGGAAAACTGCAATATGATTATCAACTCTGGATTGATAATGACATTGTATTCAACTCAGAAAAGTTCTGGCAACTGTGCGATCTTGCAGTTCCAGCAGAAGGAGACGAAAAAGAAATCGCTTGCGGATGGTATGCAACCGAAGATGGACACACCACTTCAGTTGCTCACTGGTTAGATGAAGAAGATTTCCGCCGTAATGGTGGTGTAATGAATCACGAAACTGTGGAGAGCATCTCTAAGCGTCGTAAACCCTTTACCGTGGATTACACGGGATTTGGTTGGGTAATGATCCGTAAGGGTGTCTTTGAGCGTCTTGAATACCCCTGGTTCGCTCCTAAGATGCAAGTCTTTGAATCTGGTAACGTTCAAGATATGTGTGGAGAAGACGTTTCGTTCTGTCTCGATGCAAAAGAAGCAGGTATGGAAACTTGGTGCGATCCACGCATTAGAGTTGGTCACGAGAAAACTCGCGTAATCTGATGAAACGTTTTAATGTTTTATATAAGGGGCAGAGGGTTTTTGAGAATTTAACTTATGATCAAACTGCAGATGCCCTTCATGAACTTGCTTTAAAGTTCTATGAAAATGAAAAAATTAACCCTAATGATATTCAAATGGAGGAAATTGACTGATGGCCGCTAAATCTTCTACTGGTTCTTATAAGGCAAAATCTTATATTCCTGGACCTCCGAAAAAGTCTCGACAAGGACAGGGTAATGGAACTAAGTACGCCGCTTCGTCTCGTAATGGTGCTCGCAAGCCCTATCGAGGACAAGGAAAAGGTTAATCATTTATGTGGACAAAAGAAGCATATATCAAACATTGGATCCGTAATGTATCTAAAAAAAGACCTGAACTAGGTAATTTTTCAGTTTGCCCATTTGCTTCTAAGTCTAAAACTTACATAAAAGAGTGTTCTGCTAGCGATATTGTACCTGCTCCTGGGTATGATGTCGCTATTTTTATAGTAGAGAAAGACTTAGAACTAGAAAAAATTCAAAAATGGGTTTCTTTTTATAATAATGAATATCCAGAATATAAATTTTTTGAAGATACTGCTGATAAAAATACATATATTAGTGGTGTTCAAACAAATAATGGTCGATTTAACTTAATTTTATGTCAACCAAAAGAAAAATTAGCAAAATTTAGACAAAAATTATTAGGGACAGACTATTATAAGTATTGGGATGATGATTATTTGAAAGAAATACTGCAAGAAGATTATCATTTACTTAAAAAATAATATGTTATCAGTCTATCAACATTGGGATCCATTAAAAGTTTGCTTGGTTGGAAGAAGTTATCCACCAGAATTCTACAGTTTTATTAAAAATTCTAAGGTTCGTTCTGTAATGGAACGAATTGCAATAGAAACTGAAGAGGATTATCAAAAATTAATTACTCTACTAGAAAAATTTGGTGTAGAAATTATAAGAACTGATGTATCAGATGATTTCGATCTTTATCTGGATGAGAGATCAGAAAAATATTATCCACCACCAATGTGCCCAAGAGATTATACTGGCATGTTTGGTACTAGATTTTTTGCTCCAGATGAATCATTTGGAAAATTAATGAAAACATTTGAGCGTTTATTGGATACTAATACATTTAGTGGATCTGATTTTGTAGACCTTATTGTTGATTTTGGTTTCACTGAAAATCAAATTAATAATAATATGTCTAAAGAAGAAATAAAAGTATTTTTACTAGACTTTTATAATACTCTTAAAGTATCTTCGCTGGCACACCCATCATCAAATCCAAAATTTGATTCATATAAAACAGTAAAAGAGTATGTTCGTAATTGTGGTAATGAGGTAATATTAGATAATTCAGTAAACACTGCAGTTACTACAAGAATTGGTAAAGATTTAATACATGGCAGTGTTCATGAAAAAAGCAATTTAGTAATGACATCTAGAAATATTAAAAAATATTTTAGTGAATACAGAAATCATATCGTAAGAGAAGTATCTGGACATACAGATGCATCATTCTGTCCAGTAAAACCAGGATTAATTTTAAGTCTTAATGGTTTAAATATACATAGTCAAACTTTTCCTGGATGGGAAACCGTATTTTTACCAGGAGAAAGTTGGCAGAAAGTAGATGGTTTTTTAAAGTTAAAAGAGAAAAATAAAGGAAAATGGTGGGTTCCAGGTGAAGAATTAAATGATGATTTTACAGATTTTGTTGAAAGTTGGTTAAATGATTGGGTTTACTATGTCGAGGAAACTGTATTTGATGTAAATATTTTAGTTATAGATGAGCATAATGCAGTTTGTAATGGTTATAATAAAAATGTTTTTGATGCTTTTGAAAGGCATGGTATAACACCACATATAATTAATTTTAGGCACAGATATTTTTGGGATGGTGGATTACATTGCATTACAAGTGACTTAAATAGAATAGGTGAACAGAAAGATTATTTTCCAGATAGAGACAAAAAAGTTTACGTTTACGAAAAAAGAAGATGATATGACCCACGAAATTTTACCAGACCTTATCTTAACAACCAGAGTAAATCAGGAATGGGAAGAAAGTGGTTTAGATAGTTTTGATGAATGTTTATCTAAATCATATTTTAATCATTATCCACATAAAGTAAATTATAAATTTAATACTAGAGGTTTTCGTGATGATGAATGGCCAGACCAACTTACAGATATGTCATATAAAATGTTACAAAGGTCTGTTTGGTGTTTTGGTGATAGTTTTACTCTTGGTTTAGGATGTCCATATGAACATATGTGGGTTAAAAAATTAGGAAAATATCTTAAATTAAGAACTATTAATATAAGTATGGATGGTGCAAGCAATGATTGGATTGCTAGAAAAGTTATTAATGTTATAAACGAAATAAATCCAACTACTATTGTGGTTCATTGGAGTTATTTTGATAGAAAAGAATCTTTAGATACTTCTTTAATTGATGAAGAAAGGAGAATTACACCTTATACTAATGAAGATTATCAACGAAACAATCATCATAAAAATTTACATGATAACCTGAAAAATACTTTAAAGTGCGTAAAAAAAGTAGAAGAACATGCAATTAAATGTCAAGTACGTATAATTCATTCAGTAATTTCTGATGAAATTAATTCTTATCCATTAAAAATAAGACAAACTATTCAACAATCATTTGATAAACTTTGTAGAGAATATATTCATAAAATAGAGAAAATAGATCTTGGAAGAGATGGGTTTCATTATGGAGTTAGAACTTCAGATAAATTTGCAAAAAATTTAAGTGATATTATTAAGGGATAGAAACCCCTTAAAAAGTTCTATGTTAATCTACTAAGAGTAAACAATGAACAAACAACCAGATAGAGACAAAGATTATATGTATTCTATGTGGGGAACTACTAAATTAGTTACTGACTACAATTCCATAGAAAATATGGAAGCAGACCCAATTACAGTAGAAGGATCCCATTTTACACATGGTCATGGATTTTTTAAATCCAGAATGCTTAGAGAAATTAATCATGATGATGCAACACCAAAGAAGCATAATTTTGAAATGCAAAATGAAATACATCAAAAAATTAGAAATGATGAGGATTATGATGATTGGGAATATGGGACTGAACCAATTCCAACAAAACGCTGGATTTAACATAATAAATAATGTATAAATTATAATAATATACAATCATGCCTACGGAACGTGTCAGTAGGGGTTTTAAAGATATTAGTAATTCTTTTCTGTTAAATCCATTAACAAGAGATATTGCTTCAATTTCTAATGAAACTGCTATTGCACGTTCTGTAAGAAATTTGATTTTAACTAATCGAGGTGAAAGATTTTTTCAAAGAAATCTTGGATCTAGAGTTTCAAGACTTCTTTTTGAAAATATGGATAAATCTACTGCAGATTTATTAAAGACTGAAATAGAACTCACAATACAAAACTATGAACCCAGAGTGAGATTAACTGATGTTAAAGTTACTCCAGATTATGTAAATAATTCATTCAACGTGTCAATATTTTATAATATAGTTGGAATTGATGCTTTACCACAACAACTAACCTTTGTATTACTACCAACTAGATAAATGTCACTAGTAAATTTTTCAAATCTAGATTTTGAACAGATAAAAACATCGATTAAAGATTATTTAAGATCTAATTCAACATTCACAGATTACGATTTTGAAGGATCTAACTTATCAATTTTAATCGATATTTTAGCATATAATACTTATATCTCATCATATAATGCAAATATGTTGAGTAATGAGGTATTTTTGGATTCCGCTACACTTAGAGAAAATGTAGTTTCTCTAGCAAAGCATGTTGGTTATTTACCAAGATCGGTAGTTTGTTCAAAGGCAAGGATATCATTTTTTATAGATGTTATTGGTATAGCAGATAATGCAATTACTGTAACTTTAAAGAAGGGTCCAGTTTGTACAACAACTAGATCATTTGGAGCACAAAGTTACGTTTTTTCTATAGCAGATGATATAACAGTTCCAGTTATAAATGGGATCGCATCGTTTAATAATATAGAAGTTCTTGAAGGTTCATTAATATCAAGTAGTTTTATCGTTGATTCTTTAAATAAAAATCAGAATTTTGTTTTAAATAATGCAAATATTGACACTTCTACAATAAGAGTTTTAGTAAGAGATTCTATACAAAGTTCAGTTACAAGAATATTCAATTTTATAGATAATATAACAGAAGTAAAATCATCAGATAAAATTTTCTTTTTAAGTGAAATAAGTGATCAAAGATATGAATTAATATTTGGTGATGGTACTTTTGGAACTCCTTTAGAAGATAAGAATTTCATAGAAGCATCTTACATAGTAACTTCTGGTCCAAATTCTAATGGTATATCAGAATTTACATTTTCTGGATCTTTTGTAGATAATAATGGAGACGAGTTACAAGTACCAACACCATTCATAACCACTATAGAAGGATCTAGTGGTGGGAAACCAATAGAAGAAGTTTCTTCAATAAAAAAGTTTGCCCCAAGAGTATATGCTGCACAAAATAGAGCAGT